TTAATAAATAGTTTATCTAGGCTCAAATTGCTCTAGATCAAAACCTCCTAAAGAATCAAAACCAGCAGATTCAAAATCTGTAGGCAACGCGTTATTTTGTCTTTGTTGTATTAGTTGAGACTCTTGCGTGCCTTGCATTTTAACTCTTTTATCTTTTCTATTTTCTATTTCTTTTTCTTTCGTTGTTTCAGCATCAGCTTTAATTTGAGCTAATTGAATGTTATAGCTAAATTCTTCAGCCATTAGTTCTTTTTTAATGGAAGCCTCAGTTTGCATACGTTGTATTTCAAACTGTGATTTAGCTTGCTCTATTTGAACTTCTGTTTCAGCTAAAGCTTGTTGTTTTTGCATTTCTGCTAAAGTAGCTTGTTCTGCTGCTTGAGCATTAGCCGCAGCTTGTGCTTGTATATTAGCTCGTTGTGCTGCTTGGTCTTTTTCTAATTTCTTTTTACGTTTTTGTTTTAAAAGTTGATTAGCTAATTTTAAATTTTTAACCTGTCTAATATCAATAGCGTCATCTAAATCAATACCACCTGAAGCTAATGCAACCTGTATGTTTTGTTCTAGTTGAGCTTTTTGTTCTTCATCTGGTTCTAATTCTAAAAATATACCAAAATCTGCTAAGTTTTTATCTTGCAATTCTTCTAGTGTTCCAGTATTATAAGCAGATATAGAATCTATTAAAGCAGCTCTAGTTAATGGATATTGTAAAACATCAGCTATTCTTAAAGCAACATTTTCACAAACTCTAAGAGTTAAATATAAACTAGCTTTCATTAAATGTCTTAATGCTGTATTAGAATTTGCTGCCGCTATTTTTTGTAATCCAACCAAGGCTTTTACATCTGGAGTACTTGCATCAGTAGCCTCATTCAAACCGGTCACATCTCTTATCATCTGTAAATAATATTGATATGTTTGAATTAAACTAGCTATTTTTTGTCCACCTGATGAGGTTTGTAGTTCTTGGATAGGTACTTTACCTCTATTTATATCACCTTCTTGAGTCATTGATCTACCTACAATACTACCAGTTTGAAAATACATGTTTAATGCTTCTGCTGGATTATAATTAGTACCATTACCTAAATCAACTTCAGCTAACCCATCGACATCAACAAATACTCCATCCGGTACCATTCTAGATAATACTTGTTGTAATTTTAAATGTGTTAATTGTATCATGTCAGCAAAACCAGTTATACGACTTACTGTAGATTCAATCATACCTTTATATAATTTAGGAGCACAAATACAATAATTCATGTTAACCCTACTAACATTAGAATTAGGTCTTGTCATGTTTTCAGCTAATTTCCACTCTAACATCATTTCATGTCCTAGTATTTTAGCACCACTATATAACACTTCAATAGCTCTACCTACTCTTTCAAAATTATCATTAACAGGAGGATTAAATGAATCAGGTTTTTCTAACGCTTTTTCTAATCCTTGTTCAGTTTGTTTTATTTTAAATACTTGATTGCTGTATGTTTTGTATTCAAAATACAAAACTTGTACTTGATTGTAAGAATCTTGTTGAGCATAAAAATTTCTAGTATAATTAGCATCTCCTGGATACTTTTGTATTACTTCTAACTCTTGATCAGTTAACCAAGGAAATTGTTTTTTAACTTCAACTAAACTCATTGATTTAACTTCTCCAACATAATATATGTCTTCAAAATTAGGATCATCAGTATAGGAATAAACTAAATTAGCAGGGTCTACATAGTCTATATCTATACCGTTTGCTAAATTAAAAGTAGTTTTTGTAGCTCCTATTCCTATTACAGTTAAATCTTCTATAACTCTTCTTTTAACAAGTTCATATTTATTAGCTTGCAATACACTGTCTATAGCTTCTTCTTCTGCTATTTCAATAGATTGTTTATAACTTAATTGCATATGAAGATCTAAATCTTCTTGTGTTTCTGGAATATTATTTGGATCAGCAGAGTTAAAAAAATCTAGACCTGTAGCTTCTTTTGTAGCTTCGATCATTTCTTTAGCATACATATCACGCATTATAGCATCAGCATACTTTGTTCTTTGCTTTAAAGATTCAGGATCTTGAGCAAAAGCTTTTATATCAAAAATTCTTTGAGACATACCGTTTACTATTATATCTACAAATTTAGAAATAATAGGAACTGGTTTCCAGTCTAAATTAAGATAAGATAAATCCCCGTTAACAGCTAATTCATCTTTATATTTTTGTACTGGTTGTTCACCTCTAGCATATAATCTAAGTCTATGAAAATTCAACCAACTATTTTGGTATCTATTTCCCATACCTCCTCTATCACCAGAGAACCATTCACCTTCAATAGCTCTACCGACAGCATAACCATATTCCATTGTTTGCTTTTCCGCGTCTGGTACCACCTGACTAGGAAACGAGCCTGCGTAATTGTATGTTATCATTTATTTTATTATTTTTGAAATATATCCTTCATTATTGAATCTTTTAAATCCTAAAGGTTTAGGAGCAACTTCTCTTTGAAATATAGGTTTATACATGTTTTTATTACAACCCATGATAGCCAAACCAGTGCTAATAGAAGCATCATGTTTTGTTCTATTATTAATATCAAATTTAGCCCAATCTTCTAATGTTTCTTGAAAATATATATCACCATATTTTCCACCTAAATTACCAACGTAAGTTTCTATATATGATTCAATAGCAGCTGCATGAGCTTGTTTTATATCTTCACTTGAATTAGGTATACCACCTATTTCTCTTTCGGTAACAGATAGTTTCATAAAAAGTTTATCTGGTCTATTCATTGAAAAACCTCTGTATCCTCTTCTTTTAAAATGATACAGTAGTCTAGGTTTATTATTTTCTGCTAATATTGGCATACCATAAAAAACACAAGCCATTAAAACATCTTCAAAAAATATTTCAGCAGTTTGTGGTCTTGATATGTATTCTAAAAAAAACATATTTGGTGGTACATTTTCCATAGAAAATTTA